ATATTCTTTTTTATTTTGACCTCTAAAATATAATACACCATCTTCACCTTCCATAACATCTGGCATTTGAATATAATAAACGTAAGTATAATGAGGAACAAATGATTCCATAATTTTATTGATATCAGTATGTACGTGAAATTTATCTACACCTTTAAGTTCAGTATGTTTGAATTGTAATTGAACTGGGTCAATTGAACGAACTACATTTATCCATGCATCGGTGTTTATTTTATTAAATGATGTATTTGTTTCGGTGTATAATTCTTTACATAAATTGATACCAGATTGAACTATTTTATCTAAATTTGTTTCTATTTTCATATCGCCAACAAAATCCAAATTTTTAGTTTCCATTTTATACCCAAATCCATCAGTTTTTACATCAGGTAAAGATTCTATTAATCTATTAGATTCTTTTATAAATTCATTTTTAAAATTTACAAAATTTAATTTGGTTTTCCAAATAAATGTTTCATCATCAAAATATATTTTTTCCATATTATATCAATTCTTTTTGTTTTATCTTTTTGTTCTTTCTAAAAATAGTATTATAATTTGAAACAAGAAATGTCAATTCATTAACTGATGTTTCTGATAAATTTAATGTCTTTAATAATTCTAAATTATTTTGTGGAATTATACTACCATTTTCATTAAGTATGGATTTTAATTTAGTTGGTATTGGCATTGATTGTACATCTCTCCAAAATTTAGTATCATCCTTTTCTGATAAATAATGATACCGAATAAATAACATATTTTGTTCGTTTATTTCATTACACCATATATTAAATCTATCTCTATAACTTTCATCAAATCCTACATCTGATAATCGTTTTAATTGCATAATCGTTGTCATTAAAGCAGTTGCTTCTAATGGTTCTATAAAACTATATGATAACCCAATAGATATGGAATTTCCTATCCAACTTCGTTTATATGTACCTGGTTTGAAATCGAATATCTTTTGTATTTGTATTTCAGTACCTAAACGTTCTTGAATTTCTAATTTAGCATCTTCTACCGAAATGTATTTATCGTTGAAAACGTACCCACATCCCAATCTATGTTGTAAAGGTATTTCAAACATCCAACCGGCATTCATTGCTTCCACTTTAGTTTGGGTTATAGTTTTATCGGTAATAATATTTGTCTGTGGTAAGAAAAATCCAAAGGCTTTATTTGCTAAAAGATATTCCGAATAATCAATCCATTCTTCATTATGAATTCCACCAGTAATTAATCGTGCGAATCCACTACAATCAAACACAAAATCTAAATTAATAATTTTTCCATCTAATAATTCCAAAGTATTAATGGTTTCATTTGTATTATTTATTTTTGTAATTTCACCATCAATCCAATTCACTCCTCGTTTTAACGCAATTTCTTTGAAATATTTTGAAACTAATTTAGCATCAAAATGATATGCATATGTTTTTATTAATGATAATTGAGATGATTGTTCTCCGGTAAACGGGTGTAATACAACTCTACCATCTCCGTTCCAATTTATAAGTTGTAATGCATTTTTTAAAGAAGAGCCTGTTTTTTCGAAAAAATCTTTTTGATTAATTTCTAATATAGATAATATCTTACCAAAATTAGATGTACCACCTTCCCCTGCACCCAATATACCAATTTTAGAACTTTCGATTACTGTGACATTACTATCATTCCAAAATTTATTAACCATTAATGCAGTAAGCCATCCAGCAGTACCTCCACCAATTATAACTATATTTTTCATAGTAAGGATATTTTTTTAATTGATGTAGGCCATACATTCATAGAATATCGTATCCCACTTTTAATGATATCAACTGAATGTTGAATATTTGAATCGAACACTAACACGCTTCCTTTTTGTTTTGGAACTGAATATTCTACATCATCCATCTTATATTTTACATCACCTTTTTCATAATCATCATTTAATTGGATTATGAATGTAATTGTTGCACCACTTATGATTTCATGCGAATCAGAATGCCAATCTAAGAAATCACCATCCGAATAACGATTGAATGAATATTTTGGAATCGATGTATATGAAATTCCTTTATATGGATTTAATTTATTTGAAAGAAATAATACTTTATTTGAAATAAATTTTAATTCAGTAGTAGATAATAAATCATCTACAAAATAACAACCCATTCTTTTATTGCCAGAATAAAGTAATCCTTCTTCTACTACTTTACCATTTACTATTTTGGATGATTTCATTTGTTCTAAACCAACGGATTCTCCTAAATTAATTAGAAAATCACACTCATCGATTGTAAGAAAATTTTGAATGTATTGTATAAACATATCTTTGTGTTAGTATATATAAATATATAAAAACTACTTTTTTTGATATTGTAATATTTATTAGTAACAAACAAAATATATAATTATGAAAGACGTGTACAAGCAAAAGATTGTTGATTTAGTAAATTCTATTCAAGGAAGAGTGGTATTAATCGATAAAATGATTGATGGTCAAAAAGAACCTAACCCACAAGAAGCTAAACAATATATCAGAGAAATTCAAAAAGGTTTAGAACAAATAGACGAATTTATTTCAATATCATAAAATGAACTGGCTTAAATATTTGGTAGGATTATCAGCGATAATTGTTGCCGGATGTGCTGCTTATTTTTCGGTTACCGGTTTAGGAGTTTTATTCGCAGGAGCATCTACATCGGTAATGATTATGGCTAGTTCATTAGAATTAGCTAAGTTAGTTGCTGCAACTTACTTAAAACAAACGTGGGATGAAATCAAAGGATTCAACAAATGGTATTTAACTATATCAGTTGGTATTCTTATGATGATTACATCCGCAGGTATTTTTGGTTATTTATCAAATGCGTTCCAACAACAAAATTTAGCATTACAACAAGTAGATAGAGAAATTCTTGTTCACACTACAAAGATAGAACAAAATGAATCTCAAATTCAACAACTATCTACTCAAATTTCTGAATTCAATTCTAATCAAGGTAAAATTATCGATGGCGGTAAAGTGAACTCACGTCTACTTCGTTCTATTGATAATAGAGATAAACAAATTTCTAAACTAAATGATAAGATTGCAAAGTTACAAGAAGATAATGCTTTAGAAAACGATGCAATTAACAAAATCAAAACCGATAATTTGGGATTAGAAAAAGAGGTAGGTGGATTTCGATTCGTTGCAGAAGCATTTGGATTGGATTTAAATACGGTCGTTAAGTTCTTTATCTTTATTATCGTAATTGTATTTGACCCCCTTGCAGTTGCATTAATCATTGCGTTTAACGGATTGATTGGTAAGAAAAATATGTATGGTGAATCCGAACCCTTAGTGGAAAAAAATTATCAAATTTACGAAGATAGTGGAAAAAATTTACCAATCGAAGAAGAATCTGAAATTATAGTGGAAAATAATTTACCATCAGAACAAATATTTGATGAAGCAGATTCTAATAAAGATGGAGTTGTATCCGAAGAAGAACGTAGAGAATGGTATGAGAAAGATGGTTGGAAAGACCCATATGATGGTAAGGCATATTATTTACACCCGTGGTTTGATTGGAATAAAAAAGAGAGATGGATTAACGATAGAGAAGCAATCAATTATTGGTTAAATCATATGGGTGGTAATCAAAATGCAGTTATTCAATATAAAAAAGAAATTAAAAAATAAACATATATGATTACAGTGTCAGATACTGCAGCAAAAAGAGTTCAATCCCTAATTGGGGAAACTGATTTTAAAACCCCCTATTTAAGAGTTGGTGTTAAGGGCGGTGGATGTAGTGGATTATCATATGACCTTTCTTTTGATACTGACCCACTTCCTAACGATACTTTAATCGAAGATATGGGTGTAAAAATATTAGTAGATAATAAATCTTTATTATATCTTGTTGGTACACAATTGGACTTTTCGGATGGCTTAAATGGTAAAGGTTTCCAATTTATAAACCCAAATGCAAGTAGAACGTGTGGGTGTGGGGAAAGTTTTTCCCTATAATATTTGGTAATTTGAGATATTATTCGTATATTAGCTTTATAAAATGTAAAACTATACAATATGAATTTAGGTTACGCGTGTATCAATATGACATTAGGAGAACAATCTCCTAAGATTACTACCAATCGTAGTATGGTTAAGAAAACGTTTCATCAGAAAGGTATTTCTTACGCCTCCGAATTAGCCCTACAAAACTCTCGTGATTTATTTGAGATTATCAAATGGAATGTTTCTAAGAATATTAAAGTATTCCGTATTTCATCAGATATGTTTCCGTGGGCTTCCGAATACAACGTAGAAGATATGCCAGATTATACTAAAATCTCAAACATCCTTAAAGGTTGTGGTACATATGCTAAGAATAATGGATTACGTCTTACATCACACCCCGGTCCGTTTAACGTATTAGTTTCACCAAATCCAAACGTAGTTGATAATACTATTAAAGATTTAGAATTACATGGTAAAGTATTTGATTTATTAGGATTGGATTTAACTCCTTACAATAAGATTAATATCCACTGTAATGGTGTTTACGGAGATAAAAAATCTGCGTTAGATAGATTTATCACCAACTATAAAAGACTCTCTGAATCGGTTCAAAAACGATTAACAATAGAGAATGACGATAAGGCATCTATGTATTCAGTTAAAGACCTTATGTATGTACATGAGCAAATCGGTATTCCGATTGTATTTGATTATCATCACCACCAATTTTGTACCGGTGATTTATCCGAAGAACAAGCATTGAAACTTGCAGTATCAACTTGGCCAGATGATATTAAACCCATCGTTCATTATTCAGAATCAAAAGCGTTACACGAAAATAATCCAAAAGAAAAACCACAGGCACATTCACTTTATATTAACTCGCTTCCTAATACATACGGAATGGATGTGGATTGTATGGTAGAGGCCAAAGCAAAAGAATTAGCAATATTACCTTTTATTAAATAATATGGAAAATCAAGGAAAAACAAAACAACAAATTGAAGATTCGGAAAACTTAGCATCAATTGCAATAATTGGTGGAATCACCACATTATTGGGAATCATTTTAATGGAGATATTTTTCTAAATGAAATTAAGAGATTATCAGATAGAACCAGTTGCCGTTGGTATTGAATTTTTTAAAACACCCAAAATGGCACCTTCGATTATCGTTGCACCAACCGCATTCGGTAAATCGATTGTTATTGCCCATATTGCAAAAGGTATTGGGGAAAAAGTATTAGTGATACAACCATCAAAAGAATTATTAGAACAAAACTATAACAAACTTATTACGTTGGGAGGTACTGCATCAATTTATTCAGCATCTATGGGTGAGAAAGAAATTGGTGATATTACTTACGCAACGATTGGTTCTATTATCAACATTGCTTGGAAATTCAAACAATTGGGTATAACGAAAGTTATTATCGATGAGTGTGATAGATACCCGCGTGATAAAAATGGACAATTAAGAAAGTTTATTGATGCACTTAAAGCAACTCACGTCTTAGGATTAACTGCTACTCCATTAAAATTACAAACTAATATGGGTGAAACTGGTCCATATTCTAAGTTAGTAATGTTGACTAATCGTTCTAAACATGGTGCATTTTTCAAACATATAATTCACGTTTCCCAAATTCAAGATATAGTGAAGATGGGATTTTGGACTCCATTAGAATATCAATCATATGATTTCGATACCGGAGCATTGGTGTATAATTCAACTGGTGCTGAATATACAAATGATTCCATTGCAAGAGCATATGAGAATCAAAATCTACAAGATAAGATTGTTAAAAAAGTTCACGAGTTACATAATAGAAAATCAATATTAGTTGCAGTTCCAACAATCGAACAAGCAACACAACTTGCAGGTAAGATTCCATCTGCCGCAGTAGTACATGGAGAAACTCCAACTGCAGAACGTAATCGTATCATCGAAGAGTTCCGTTCACAAAAAATAAGAGTAATTGTTCAGGTGAATGTATTGACGGTTGGATTCGATTATCCAGAATTAGATTGTTTGATTACAGGTAGACCAACTGCTTCTATCTCATGGTGGTATCAGTTTGTTGGTAGAGGAACTCGTATTCACGACAACAAAAAAGATTGTTTAGTTGTGGATTTCGTAGGTGCAGTTGATAAGTTCGGTAAAGTTGAAGCACTTTATTACAAAGAAGATAATGATGGTATTTGGGAATTATATGGTGAAAATAAAAAGAAAATCACAGGTATTCCAATGCACGAAATTGGTATTCATTTAGAAGGTGGAATCAATTTATCAGAACAACGAAACGAAGAAGGGGAAATCCAAAAGGTTTATATGACATTTGGTAAATACAAAAACAAACCAGTTGCATCAATACCACCTTATTATAGAAAATGGTTATTAGATAATATAAATTGGAATCCATATAACGTAAAAATAAAAGAAGAAATAATCAGATTAGAACAATTAAAAAAATAATTTGGAAATATAGAAAATAATTCGTATCTTTAATTTAATGAAAAAACTATTATTAGTGCTATTGTTATTGGGAGTGATGACAGTAGAGGGTAAACCAAAATATCGTATTGAGACTTGGGTAGACAATGGAACACGTTATTACTTACCACAACGAAAAGTTTGGTATAAAACAAACTATTTTTATTTACCAATTAAAGTATGGGTAAGTGGAGCATTTCCATTTCAACATAAATCACAAGCAGAAGAGATTATCAATAATTGGGATTTAGATTACATAGCAAAAAAAGAATACAAAAATTCGGAATACATAATCGTAAAATAAAAAATATGTTACAAATTACAAAACAAGAATTAGTAGATAAATTACAATTGGAATCAGTTGAGGTTAAATTTATCAAAGCAAATGGTGAAGAAAGAGTAATGAATTGTACCCAAAAGATGATAAGTATTCCAGAAGAATATCACCCAAAAGGAAACAAAGTTGCACAAACTGATGCAAATGATAATGTATTATCAAATGATAATATTACTGTTTGGGATTTAGATGTACAAGGTTGGAGAATGTTTAATTTTAACAAAGTTTTATCGGTTAAATAATATGGATAATTTTTTAAGATATTCACCAATAATATTGTTTGTTTCAATATTGTTATTAGCACTTGGTTTTAGTATAAATCACAATAAAGAAAATATAACAAAGGCAGAAGGTAGTTATATGTCATCATTACAAAAAATAGATT